GCGATGTCTTCCGCTTTGACCAGGAGTCCTTCTTTTTGCTGTCGATCAAGTTCAAGCAGCTCTGCTTTTAAGTGCTCCGTCCGAGCGCGAGATTCGTCATAGTCAGGGATCGACTCCTGAGTCTTGCTGATCCTTGGCTGCTCCACCCCAGAAGCCATTCTCTCCTCGCGGCTGCGTAAAGGCTTCTTTTCTTTACCCGACCCAGCAGCCTTAGGCCCGATGCCAATTCTCGTTTGCGTGTTCCTGGCCCACTCCTCTCGCATTGTTTCGCTATCCACAACAGGCTTGCCAGATGAGTCTTTCTTGACCGATAATCTTCCGCTTTTCACTGCTGCATAGACAGCTTCAGGTGATACGCCCAATGCGCGTGCGGCTTCGGATCTGCTTATTAGCGCCATGATGTGAATACGTTAAAGAAAATATAGCGCACACTAAAAAAAAGATGCTAAGATGGCTGGTTTCGTTTTTTCGATCCTTGGGCGAAGTGTGTTTTAGATTAATCGAAACAACTTTCGGGGGCGGTGCCTACATTGACTCCACCACCATTTCCATCCCCATTACCATTTGTAGGAACATCAATACCAGTTTCTTCTGGTTCTTTCCCACCACCAGAAAATCTAGCGGTTACTCTTAAACCCTTCGGAATGGGTTTACAAACCTCATCGGTATAACAATAATAATATCCTTGCCTACACTTTTTCATCGATGAAAAGTAGTCTATTCTTTATTATTTAGAAAACCTTGCTTAAGCATTTTTTGAAGTTCTGATGTAGACCCAACAAACACTGCATTATTGGTAACATTATTTGTGGTCTTTTTAGTTTCATCCTCTACATCCTTAAGTTTCTTTTGCAAATCAATTAACTTATCGGTAGTATCCGCAACACTCTTAATCAACTGTCCTGCGACCTCGTATGCCCTTGGACTGCCTCCTTCCCCTGCTACCTCCATAATGCCGTTGATTGCCTCCTGACCCTTCTCTATGAGGGAGTAGAGGTTCGCACGACTATAGACATAATCCTTCTCTATATCATCATCCTTCGATTTTACAATCTCAGGTTTTTTAATTGGTTTTGACTCGACAATATCACTCTCAATATTCAGAGCCTCATCGATTGAATCATAATTACTCATGATAGATTAAAAATCCTCTTTTTTAGTGGGACTGAATTCTTTAGAGTCTCCTAAAAATTCCCAACTTTCTGTAAATCCAAAATCATCTCCAGGTTCCGCATCAATTGGGTCAGGAACAGCAGTATACCTCATTTCACGTTTTGCGGTCTTAGTATTTGTATCAGCATACAAATCAACCTGAACTTTTTTAATAAGTCCATCAGTGCTATCTGCAACAGGACCGAATATGTAAGTTTTTGCAGTAAATCTTAAAGTGTAAATTAATGCTCTGCGAGTTTGAAATGAACCCTCATAATCATCTTGAAAATCAATACTATCTAAAACAATAGGAACATCTCTTTTTTCTCCAATAGATTCTACTAAATCAACTGTAACATTAAATGATGGTTGGAAAAATGGTAGTATTTGCTCAACTATTTGAAGGGCATCATCATTTAATTTGGTGAAAATATTTAACTCAAATCCAATATTATAAGGAACTGGCATAAAAACTTTTTTTACCTTTCCATTTTTATCACATGCCTTAAATGTCTGTACTATTCCAGTTTTTCTTGACGAATCATATTGAATACTAGTCATCTCAAAAGACATTCTTGGTAAGGTAATCGCAACAGGTTTTGTTAGATCTTCCTGCTGCTCAATTTTTGCAAGAAATTTCTGCATTGGTCCATAGGAAAGACCAACTCTCATATCAGAAATTACATCTTCAGAATTGTCTTTATGTTTAATGTGAATGTCATTAAAAAGAGTCCCAAATGATATAATCGTTTTTCTAATTATTTCGTTATAATAGTATGTTCCTAACATTAATATGTACCAAAAGGATTTGTTTCTGTAAAGTCTAATATTTTGTCTGCTTCTACCTCAAATTCATCATTATCCGAATACTGATCACTTGATGAAGTATCTGTGTCATATGACTTTAAAGTGTAAATTGCAGATGAAGAAGAACCAACTATATTTTCTCCTTCACTAAATGTTCCACTATTTAGTGAAACTCTGAGAATCTTATCAATATCTTGTCCTGGATTAGTCCAAGATTTGACTTCTGCAGTAACTCCAGAGAGAGAACCAGTGACTGTTTCCGAAACAATAAAGGTTCCAATTCCTACAGCAGGTGGTGGAGAAACTGTGATATTTGGTTTAGAAGTATATCCAGAACCTGCATTTGTTAATAATACTTCTGATACTCTTCCATTGAAAATTCTAGAGATTGCCGTTGCAGTTGTTCCTCCGCCAACTGGTGGATCTATTGTGATAGTCGGTGCTTCATAATATCTATCTCCCTTATCTGTAATTTCAATTTTAAGAATTGGACTTTCTGATATAACACAAGTAGCAATTGCTCCAGAACCTCCTCCTCCAGCAATAGTTACCGTAGGAGGTTCAGTGTATCCATATCCAGTATTTGTAATGACTATCTCTTTGACAGATAATGCATCTCCAACTGATGTAGTTATTGCAACTGCAGTAGCTGTCAAAGAAAATTCATCAACTCCTATGGCACCTGTAACAGTGCTAAAATCTACATCTTCGAAATTATTGGGAGGACTTATTGTTACCGTAGGTATTCCAGTGTAATTGTATCCATCATTCAGTAAAACAACATTAGTAACACCTGAAAAACCAGGAACAAGTATTGAATCACATTCTGCAGTTCCACCAAATGCAACCAATTTCAAATCTGTGATATAACCAACATCTTCTAGAACATCATCTATTTCAGGAATTCCGGTATCAATTTCCTCATCTTCATATTCGAAGAGTTCGCATGATAATTCGTAAACATAATTCCTACCTAATTGATAGAATGGTTTTTCTACTTCAACTCTTTTAATTTCAAAAAATCTTTCTCCTAAAGGAAAATAAACTAAGTCTCCTTCTTTTGGTCTATCGACAAATGCCAGATCTTCTCCTGGATAATATACTCTAGATATTGAAGCAATTTCTGCCAAGTATGGTGAAATCGATTCTTCAAATCTTTCTTTGGAAAGAACTAAAGTTATTTCATTTTTAAGTCTTAGACCAAATTTGGTCATGATATCACTATCAGGTGCATATCCATCATAATTATTTAAATATGCCTCAATTATAAAACTTGTATCAAATTTTGATGATTGAACTTCATTCAGTATATCATCAGTTTTTAATAGTTTTCTTGGAATATAGTAAACCTCTATTCCATACATTTTTAATTGTTCATTTACCAAGTCTTGTACAAGACTCTGTTCACCAGATGAACCTTGAAGAAAATAGGGATTCAGTGCCATAATTATCCAATTAGATCTAAAGGTGGTAATTCATATTCAGAAGACATTCTTTGTTTTATATCTTCCAAATCTCTTTGTGCATCTTCATATATCTGCCTTCCATTTAGTTCAATCCCACCAGGAAGTTTGACACCATTAAATTTAATTAAGTTTTGACCCCATTGTCTCTTTATCAATGCCGTCAAGTATTTTTTTACGAATGAATCATTATACACCTGAGTAAATGATTCAGGATCTAATGCTCTGTAACAATCGATTACAAAAAAAGTATCTTTAGATTGTGCTTTCCAGTCTATATCTAAGTATAATCTATCTTGTCTTTTGTTATATCTTATCTGTTTATCTGTGGTAAGTAAAAAATCAATATCTTCAAGATATGTTTTTGTCATTGCATAAGTTAGTAAGTCAACAGAACTAAAGTAATAAAGATCATTTAAGAAAAGTTGATATTTAATACTAAACATTCCTCCAGAAATTGCACTAGTATCAAACTTAAATATTTTCTCAACTCCTATTACAGAATCTGGAACTTGTATATAATTCGAATTTTCGTAGAAATTAAAAGTAGTTGCAGTTCCTACAATATTTGAAGTTCCAGTAGTTGTTACAATTCCAACTCCATCTGTTCCACCTGCCTTTCCTCTATCAATATCATCTTGAGATACTTTGTACTTTAAGTACATTCTCTCGACACCATCATAATGTCGTTCATTAAAATATTGAATAGCATCATCAACTAAATCATCTATCTGATCATCATCAACGTTGATTTCTAAAACTGGTGCTCCCAGTTTTCTGAGACAATAGTCAATTAATCCTTGTCTTGTACTTGGCTTTGCCATCAGTATTCTCCTCCATCAAGGATACTTGTCCAAGTAACGATTCCGGATGGTTCATCGGTTGTTAATATAAAATTACTTGTTTCTATTGCTGTTGCAGTGCTTCCACTACTTACTAATTTTCCATCATTATCAAAATATCCAACACCGTTTGGTCCATCAAAGTTATTTTCATAAATTAGATATTCATCGACATAAAGATCTGAACCTACAAATAAATCACCTCTAAATGTAGTGATGCCAATAACATCAAGATTTTGAGTTGTTGTTGTATCAGTTACATTAATATTTTTTACAAATCTAAATGTATCGGTGGTGATAAATTTAGAAGTATTTGCATTATATTCTAAAAAGAAACCATCTGCTAGAGATGATACATCAACATCACTCAGATCTACAATTTTAGATACTGATGACCCACTAATATTTGAGAGGACTTTTATTACCCCCTGTCCACCAATTCTATCTGGTATACTTGGCATTACCTTGTTACTCCCGCTCTTACTAAAGCCATACCCTCAAATGCTTTATATTTTTTTCCTCCAGAATCTAATCCCCCAATTTCAACTAGAACATCATAAACATATCTACCAGGTTTTAAACTTAGAGTTTGATTATCAGTTAGTGAAAGTTCAATAATACCAACTTCAGAATCTAAAATTGTCGAAGCAAAAGAAACTGATGTTGAACTAGAAGGACTTTTTCTTAATTGTGCAGTAACACCATATCCAGTAATATTCAGACTGGAATTGGTTCTAGAATCACCTAAGGCAAAAGAACTGGAAAAGTCAAATCCCTGCTCAATCACAATATTAGATGCATAAACTGCCATTATCTTTATAAATTATAATCCTTTAAATATTTATATGAATTATTGGTAGTAGTTATTTGTTTAAAAAATCTTTGAGTAAATTTTTTATTTCTTCAATATCTTTTTTCATATTATTTAATTCTTCTTTCTCCGAATTTTTTCGTTTCACTCTATTCTTGTATCTGTCATAAGCAATATCATCACAATTAACAATTGCTCCAGTATCCTCATCTCGGTAAAGATGAGGATGATCTTTAACTTTTATTAAATTCTTCATGCGAGTGCGATTGTTCGAAGATCACTGATAATTGGTGCATTTGCTTGATCAGTCCCTGACATAATAATCTTGATCGAATATCCACTAAACTCTCCTAAATTATCAGCACTAAACTCATATTCTAAGAACTGATTAGCAGAACTTGCTGGAACTTTGACATCAGATTTTCCATTATTTAGAGATGGATCAACAACTCTAAATCCACCATCAGAAGTTGTTTCAAGATTCTCATATCCAGGGAACAATTCAAATTCTTGTTCAATCTCAGATGAATCATCTCTAACGAGACTATAAAGAACTCTAATGTCAGAAGAAGCAGGTCTATATGCTCCAAGTATAACTTTCAAGGAAGATGCTGGTTTAGATAGTCCAACAGTATCAGAAACATAAATTGCTGAGTGTGGATCATCTAAAATAGAATTTACTCTAGAATCAGTAGCAAAGTTAGTAACAGGTCTATTTAAATAATTTGATGCGAATTCAATAGTAGAATCTTCAAGATTTATAATTGGAGATAAATTTTCATCCGTACTGTTTAATGTAACTGCTGTGGTAAATGATCTTCTGCCAGAAACATTATTGAATACTGGTTGTTGTAATTCATTCACTCTAGAACATACTATTCTGGTCGATTTTAAATTATTAAAGGAATTCAATTCCACTGGTTCTACTTCATTCAGAAGTTGGAAAGAAGTTTCAGTACCATCAATACTAGTTCCAGTTGTTGTTCTGATTACGGCACTTACTGAAGTTGAATCTCCAGGTGCCTGAACAAAGAATCTTGGATTTACTGAATTAAATTGAATATTCTCAGTTGCATAAACATTATTTCCACCACCAACAAACTGTCTATTAAATGATAGTTGTGGTAAAGTTGCAGTATCTGCAGATCTATTTACTCCATATGTAGCACTTCGATCTATTTCAACATAATATCCATTAGAATCAATTCCAGTATCAGAAATATCATAAATTATATTATTAATTCTTCTTAAAGATACTCCATTAAACTCATATTTTTGAACCTTAGAATTAACTTCATGCGATTCAATTTTTCCTTCAATACCTCTAGTAAGAGTTCCTAACTCATTTGAAGATGCCGTTTCGTATGATATAACTTCATCTCCAATTTTTACATATCCTGGATTGGAATTGCTAACAGGAAGACCTTCAAAAGTTTCAAATACTGAAGAATCTTCAACAAATATTGTATTTAATTCTGTTGATAATAAACCAGCAGTAAGAATTGATGGTGAAATGTCGGATTCAACACCACTCAATTGTAATTTATTATTATTGGCATACATTCCATGATTGAAATGACTTACCTCTAAGAAATTTCCGGAATTTGTACCTGATCCTTCGGTCACACTTGTAATCGTCGTACCAATACCAACACCACCCAAAGATACAATGGTTGTATCAGTATCATAATAACTTACTCCTATCCCAAGTGGGAATGCATTTCCATTACCAACTTCGCCTTGAACATCAGTCAAGTAAAGTGTATCTCTTCCAGTAATTGCACTAATAGAAATTAATGCACCTCTTCCGGTTGTGGCACTATTGACAGTCACTACATCACCAACTTCATATCCGGAACCACTATCAGTTATTGTCACAGTAGTAATTACACCAGCAGTTTGTGCAATAGTCAGTCTTAATCCACTACCATTTCCGACCAGAGTAGTTGTTGTTAAATTAGTCTGATCTGTATAATTTTCCCCACCATTAGTAACTGTTGGTGTACCACTAACTGGTCCACCCGCATACTCAATATAACCATAACTATTTGGAATAGAACCAGCAATTTTTCTACCAGTATTTAAAATATCAATCAGACCAGAATCTGTGAATGTTGTGACTCCAAGATTAATTGTTTTTGGAAGACCTGTAACTGGATTTGCAAGTAAATTATTTACATATCCATTACTTTGATCTAAAGGTGGATTTCCAAAATACGCAATACCAGTGTTTGCAGTGAATTTTGCTTTATAAAGTTTAAATTTAAGATCTAATTCTTGTGTAGGAGTCCAAATAGATCCATTTTGAGACTTAAACAAACTACCAAGTGCGAATTGCTTGGTATAAATGACTGCTTCTGCATCAGGTAGAGATTGCGTATTAACAGTTCTTTCTCCCATTTTTGCAATCCAAACTTCATATTCATCTGAAGTAGGTGCAAGTAAAACTACAGCATATTCATTACCTGGAGCAAGATATTTTGGTTCATCAAATGTAACTCTTGTTGCAGTTTCTCCAGTTGTTGATGTTGTAATTTGATCTGGATATAATGTTTTTGATTCACCAACCAAATTTAAAGTTGGAATACCAAGTTCTACTGTTCTTATTTGAACTTCAAGAGGTTCACTACCTGCTGGTTTGTTAGCAAAATAGATATCTAATTCAGTAAGAACTACACCTTTATCATCACTACTAAATCCATTTAAATCGGGAGCATCAATATCTCTACCGACAACAAATGACTGTGCAAGAGGATCAGATCTTCTAGCTCTAACAACCTCACGTCTAGTTGTTGTTATAGTTGTAGTGCGTCTTACCGTAGTGTCAATAGTTGTCGTTACTGTGGTTTGTATTTGTCTAGTTAAGAGAGTTCCAACAGCACTATAAGATCCTTGACCGGTGGAAATTAACTTACTTCCAGGTAATGGTTTCTTATTCGTAGAACTACTAGTCAATAAGTATGTCTTTTTACCAGTAAGAAGTCTTGGATTTGGTGCTGGATTTGTATGTGGATTTTTGATAAAGAATGATCCAAATAAATCTCCATAATTATCAGTTATCAATCTTAAATCTTTTACATATGCAATTGCACCACTTGTCTGTCCAACGATCTTTGCACCTTTGGTAACGTATCCAAAAAATCTTCCTTGTGCTTCATCAGATAATGAATTCAAATCAATATTTAATGTTTTGGATGATTGACTGTAAGAATTTGGCAAATTCTCCTTTCTTACATATGGATTAATGTTATAAGTTCTTGATGGGGAATTGAAGGGACCTTCTTTATGATTTGATGTTGCAAGTCTAAACCGACCTGTTTCTTGTCCACCTTTATATACTTTTACTGTTTCACCTGATGTAAATGATCCCTGCAGAGTACCATATGTATCCAAAGATGTACTATTGGCAATTTCTATAAGTTTCGGTATAAAGTCTACATTACTATGATTATCTAAGAACTGATAATGTCTTGTGAGAGGTTTTAGTGATCTTCCAAAGAAAGAAACATCTCTAGATCTGATATACTGCTCATCACCACTTGAGATTAAAACATCTCTGGATCGTACATCAACTCTAGTTCTAGAAGTTGTTGAAGTTTGTACTCTAGAAGTGGTATTGGTCTCAGTTCTTCTTCTTTCACTAACTCTAGTTCCT